TGGATCACCAACACGTCGCTGTCCTCGACCGGCACCGCGTCGGCCAACCCGACCGGCGACGGCTCGGACGTTCCGTCGCTCACCGGCACCGACCGCGCGATGGCGATCACGCAGATCGACGCGGCGATGCTCGCGGCCTACGAGGACGGCGGCAAGCCGTCGATCATCGCGATGAGCCCGACGAACAAGCAGGTGTTCTCGAACCTGTCGTCGGCTTCGGTGGCGACGAACCAGATCATCACGTCGGCGAACAAGGACGCGGCCTACATCGGCGCCGTCTCCCTGTACCGCTCCGACTTCGGTGAGCTGAACGTCGTCGTCGATCGGTTCATGGGCAACGACCGCCTGTTCCTGCTCGACACCGACTACGCCTCGATCACCACGCTGCCGGGCCGTAACTTCACGGTCAGCGACGTGGCGCCGACGGGCGATGCGACCAAGTTCGCGATCATCGCGGAGTGGTCGCTCAAGGTGCTGGCGCCGAAGGCGCACGCGGCGGTCTTCGACCTGACCGGCGCGTAAGCAGCGCGACTACTGCGGAGGGCGGCGGGGCAACTCGCCGCCCTCTTTCTTCTGCAAGAAAACAGCGAGTTCCTTTCATGCGGAAGCTCATCAAGAGCGACCCGGCCACCGGCACGCGCACCTGGCTCGAATGGGACGGCGACACGCCAGTCTTCGCGCTCGAGCAGAACGTCGACGCCATCGTCGACGCGAACAAGGCCGCGCAGAACGACGTCGGCAGGGGGTCGTTCATGCGCCACGGCGGCCCGCAGAAATACGCCGAGATCCCGGCCGCGATCTTCTGGGCGAAGGTCAGGGAGTTCGGCTGGCCGCGTGACAACCCGCAGGCCTGGCGCGACTTCGTGAACCATCGCGACTACCGCCACTTCCGCACGATCGGGGCGACCATCTGATGGCGATCACGACCTACAGCGAGCTGAAAACCGCGGTCGCCAACTGGCTCGCGCGCAGCGACCTGACCGATCGCATCCCCGAGTTCATCGCGCTGGCCGAGGCGCGCATGTCGCGCGCGCTCGAGACGCGCGCCCAGGAGAAGCGCGCGACCTCGACGATGACGGTCGGCGACGCCTACATCCTGCTGCCCAGCGACCTGCGCTCGGTTCGGTCGGTCAAGCTGCTGACCTCTCCGGTCTCGACGCTCGACTACCTGTCGCCCGATGGCATCGACACGAACTACCCGTCGACAGGAAACGGCAAGCCGGTGGCGTACACGGTGATCGGCAGCGAGATCAAGTTCGCGCCGGCGCCCGACGACGACTACGACGTCGAGATCGCCTACATCACCGGCGTCACGGCGCTGTCGGATGCGTCGCCGACGAGCACGCTCCTGACGCGCTACCCCGACGCCTACCTCTACGGCGCGCTGGCTGCGGCGGCCGTCTACCTCATGGACGACCCGCGCGTGCCTCAGTTCGAGCAGCTGTTCAGCCGCGCGCTCGCCGAAATCTCGACCAGCGAGGACGGCGCCAAGTTCGGCGGCTCGTCGCTGGTCATGCGCCTCGCCTGACAGGAGCTGCCATGTCCAAGTCCAATGCCTTCGAGCAGAGCCTGCTCGAGCTGCTGTTCAACAACAGCAACATCGCGAACGTCGGCGACGCGACCGGCCTGCGCGGGTCGAGCACGGCTGGCAGCCTCTACATCGCGCTGCACACGTCCGATCCCGGAGAGGCTGGCTCGCAGACGACCAACGAGTGCGCCTACACGAGCTACGCGCGCCAGGCGGTCGCGAGGTCGGTGGCCGGCTTCACGATCAGCGGCAACACCGCGTCGCTCGCCGCGAACGTCGACTTCCCCGAGGCGACCGGCGGCAGCGAGACCGCGACGCACTTCTCGATCGGCACCAGCTCGTCTGGCGCTGGATCGATCCTGTACAAGGGAAGCATCACGCCGACCGTCGCCATCTCGTCGGGCGTCATCCCGCGCGTCAAGTCTGGCTCGATTGTCACCGAGGACTGATCCATCGTGGCTGTGATCGTCACAGTCTCGCCGGAGATATCGCTCGACAGCCTGACCACGTCGATCGACGAGCTCGTCGAGACGCTCGACACCATTGGCCTGCCGCATGGCGTCGCGACGTGCGCCGCGGCATCCGGCCGCGTGGTTGCGGCGTCCCCGCAAGCTTCGATTGACAGCTTCTCGACGTCGATCGACGACCTCAGTGGATCGATCGACGACCTGGGGCTCATCAAGGGAGCGGCGACAGTTTCTGCGTCGGCTGCACGAATTGCAGGTGCAGCAGCGTCAGCTACCGGAGCTGCTTCTGCGGCGTCCACTGCGTGCGGCATCGCATCCGTGTCGCCGTCGGCTGCTGGCGCTGCGGCTGGCAATGCCTCGAGCGCGCGCATCGTCGCAACATCCGCAGCGGCGAGCTCGGCCGCGAGCGGCGCGGCGTCGAGCGGCGCCACGGTTGGCGTCCAGGCGAGCGCGGCCGGGTCGGCGACGGCCAGCGCGCTCGCCTCGAGGTTCCTGCAGGCCAGCGCGGACATCGCGTCTGGATCTGCAAGCGTGGCTGCGCTTGCAGTGCCGACGCTTGCGACGGCCATCGTGCCGGCGGCAGGCGTGGCGACGGCATCGGCGGCCGGCAATCTGTTCCGCGCTGGCACCGGATCGTGCGAGGCGGGCGCAACGGCTTCTGCGTCGGTGGTGTCGTTCGCATTGACGATGCCCGCGTCGAGCGGCGCGGCATCTGCTGGCGCGGACGCACTGCGTATCGGCTGGGGGCTCAACGTCGCCGGCGCCGAAACATGGTCCGAGCAGACGGCCGGCGCGGAGGCCTGGTCGCAGGCCGCGGCCGGCAGCGAGACATGGTCCGAGCAGGCAGCCGGCGCTGAGACGTGGACCGACGCGGCGAACGGAAACGAGACTTGGGCAGAGGCGGCATGATCGAGCTCGGACAATGGCTGCCCGACCAGCCGGCGCTGAACAGCCCCGGCGTGACGGTGGCGAAGAACGCGCAGCCGGCTGCCCGCGGCTACAAGCCGTTCCCGGCGTTGTCGGCGCTGTCGCAGGCGGCCACCGAGCGCCTGACCAACATCGCCGCCACGAAGACCGCCGGCGGCACCGTCACGATCTACGCCGGCGGGCTGTCGAAGCTCTGGAAGTTCACGAAGAGCA